TGGAAGTTGCTTTATGTTTTTGATAATGGATCAACCTTTCCAGGCCCCACTTCCTTTGATAGTGAAGAGCAGGCCATACTCTCAATTGAGAATATGAGGCTAAATACTTACGCATCAAATTCTTTTGGCCATATGGTTGGCTATGAAGATAATAGTGGGCTGAACAGAGCGTATTGCAAATTTAATAAAATAGGCAGGCATTTTAAAGATCATCCTTGGATTATTGATTTAATACCGATACCGTTTAAATCTTAGGTACCAGAAATTTTTTATAGCCGTTGAGAGGCCGCGCCCGTAGTAATATGGCGCGGTCTTTCTTCATCAGGAGCACGAGAGACAGCCTCATTTTCTCCAAAACCCCTTGTTTTTAGCCGTTTGCTTGCTTAACTGGAAAAAGTTGTCAATGGGGTAAAAAAAATTTACCAAGTTTTTATACCTATTTTTTCAAATCACAGGCGATTTTGAGGCGCAAGTAAATAATCTCCCCTAAGGTTAAAAAAAATCTATTATTTTCAATATGTTGCTCAGGAGAATTCTAGGCGTTTGAAGAAAATTAATGCTCCTGCTTTAAAATCATCCGCGTGACATTTCACGTTTTTTCCGCGTAGCGGCGATTTTTGCCCGTTTCTGGACAAATCCAGAACTTTAACGTACTTTTGGATTATGACTGATGAAAAACCTGACTTGGGGGGGCGCCCCTCTATTTATTCTAATGAACTCCGTGACGAGATTTGTCGTAGACTGGCTGATGGTGAGAGCTTGAGGTCGATATGTAGGGATGATCATATACCTTCTCGTCCAACGATTGCACGATGGGCTTATGAAAACACGGGTGAAGAAAAGAATGGTGAAGAGATTACAACACAAGGGTTTTATTACCATTACACGCGCGCGCGGGACGTTGGTTTAGATGTTATGGCCGATGATATCATTGAGATCGGTGATGAATCGGGTGACGATTGGATAGAGAAGAAGGACAAGGACGGTAATGTTATAGGTGAGATCGTGAACAAAGAGGCTGTGATGCGCTCTCGTTTAAGATCGGATAACCGTAAATGGTATCTTTCCAAAATGGCTCCAAAGAAATACGGTAATGAGCGCACGGTTCGGCACCAGCAGCTTGACGGTGATGGCAAGGAGACAGATCCAGTGACGCCAGAAGTGAATATCTACTCCGATGAAATCACAAAGAACGCTCATAAGCAGATGGAAAAGATTCTGAATGACAAACCAACTCCAGAATGAGCCAGAGCATTTTAAGTATGGATTTAAAGCCACCAATGCTTTTTACTCCACAGCTTTACGTGATGCGGCTGAGAAGGGCGAGGATGCGTCTAGGGAATATCAGCGGCTACTAGGAGAGACTGATTTATTCTTTTTGCTAGTTCATATCTGCAAAAGATACGATATGAATAGAAAATGGTTGTTTGATCGTTGCCGTGAAGTGCAGCGTAATCCAAACGGCCACCTCGATCTTTGGGCGCGTGAGCATTACAAGTCTACGATCATTACATTTGGTATGACCATTCTGGATATCATCAATAATCCAGAAATTACAATCGGCATATTCTCCCACACCAAAGCCATATCTAAAGATTTTGTTAAGCAAATCAAAACAGAAATGGAGAATAACAAGGATCTACCAAGGCTATGGCCCGAAATCTTCTATGAGAAGCCCTCCTCAGCGGCAAAAAAGTGGTCAGAGGATGCGCTGCGCGTCAAAAGAAAGGGTAATCCCAAGGAAGAAACGCTTGAGGCGCATGGTTTAGTTGATGGTATGCCCACTGGTAAGCACTTTAACATCAGGATTTATGATGATGTTGTGACTCAGGAGGGTGTAAATACGCCTGAGCAGATACACAAAACCACAGAAGCGTGGCAAATGTCAGACAATCTAGGCGCTCATGGTGGTGTTGAGAGATATATCGGTACCAGATATCACTTGTTTGATACCTACTCAGTGATGATGGAAACTGGGGAGATTATAGTTCGAAAGCACCCAGCAACGGTTGATGGTACCGAATATGGTGATCCTGTCCTCATGACAGAGGAGCAGCTGAGAAAGAAACGCGCTATCCAAGGACCATTCGTTTTTGGATCTCAAATGCTACTTGATCCTGTCGCTGATAAGTCCATGGGCTTTAGCTTGGATTGGATTGTTAAGCAAGACACCAGCTATGAAAGTGCTATGAGCTCTCTATGGAGATTTATCATTGTGGATCCTGCATCACGGAAGCCACACAGCACATCAAAGGCAAAGAAGAACGATTATACATCAATGTTTGTAATCGGTTATGGGTTAGATGGCTATTATCGTATTCTTGATATGCGTAGGGACAAAATGAGCTTGAGTAAGAGAACAGAAACCTTATTTGAGCTGCATCAGAAGTGGAAGCCTGGTCTTGTTGGTTACGAAGAATACGGCAAGGACTCAGATATAGAACACATCATGCACGTTCAAGAGGAAAAGCTTTATAAATTTACTATCACACCAATAGGCGGCAAGATGAAGAAAGAGATCAGGATATTGCGTCTGGTACCATACTTTGAAAACGGCTTTAAATCTGTTGATAAAGGTGGTGATGGAATACCAGATCCTAGGATTATTTTACCTACGTCATGTAATCAGATAGACTATGAAGGTAGGAACAGGGATTTGGTGCAGGACTTTCTTGAGCAAGAATACAACGCCTTCCCTGTTTTAAAACATGATGATATGCTAGATAATCTAGCTCGGATTGTTGACCTAGAGAAGATGGGATTAATTCAGAAGCCATCAGTAACACCAACGGAGCCAAGAGGCAAAAAAGTTCAAGAAGCTTTGAGGAAAAAATCAGCATTACAAGGAGGAGGCTCATGGACTTCGGTATAAACGGATTAAAACTACCAAAACAAGACCATGAAGTGGTTAGGAAATTATGTTATCGGTGGATACGCGCTTTAAATCCCCATAACCAATGGGCAAGACAGGCCAAGCAATGTGTTCAGTTCTTAGAAGGCGATCAGTGGACAGAGCAAGAGAAAGCAGCTTTAAGGCAGATGCGCCGCAGCGCGTTAACAATTAACAAGATCGCGCCTCTCTACAGGCTGGTTGTCGGTTATCAGTCTTCAAATCGTCTTGATGTAAACTTCATGCCAACGTCAGACAGCCAATCATCTGAGGACGTAGCCACCATTCTCAACAATGTTTTCAAGTCAGAGGCTAATAGGATTGATCTACAATACACAGACACCGATGTTTTCTGTGATGGATTATCAACTGGCCGTGGATTTTGGGACACAGAGCTTTCATTTGAGAATAATGATTTGGGTGAGCTTGAGATAAGTTGTGCGGATCCATTCTCCAAATACATTGATCCTGATTGTTCCCACTATGATTTGAACGATGATAAGAAGGGCGCAGCGTATATTCAGGACTCAGTATGGACCAACATTGACGCTGTTAATTCCAAATTTGGTTCTGAGGCAGCTTTGGCCGTTCAAAACATCATGTCTCCGAACTATGAATCAAGTATATTATCTTACATGGGAGACTTCGAGATATCTCCTGATAGGTTCTTTGGTCAGTATGCAGATGAAAAGAACATGGATAATTGGAGCGATGTCTATCACACAGACTTTATTGATCATCAGGCCAAACAGATCAGGATCTTAGATACTCAGTACAAAGTTGAAACTATTACGCCCTGTTTTGTGGATCCAGAAACAGGTGATAAGGAAATGATCCCGAAGGAGTGGTTAGAGAAACCAGATGTGATTGATAAGGTCATGGCCTATGCTGAAAAACGTGGCAACCCTCTAAAGATCGTCAGTAAACCGATTAAGCGTGTGCGCCGAACAGTAACCTGTGGCGATATTTTGTTATATGATGATTGGTCGATCCACAAAAATTACACCACAATAGGCTACTTCCCTTATTTCAGACGCGGTAAGACTCGTGGCATGGTCGATGATTTGATTGATCCTTCAAGGGAATTGAACAAGAAACGCTCTGTACTAACCGATATTCTTAACCGTAACGCCAACTCAGGATGGATTTATGAGGAGGAAACTCTTGATCCAGAGCAGGAAGAGAACCTGAGAAAGTACGGATCCGCACCTGGTATTAATATCAAATACAAAAACAAAGGTGAAAAGTCAGATATGCCACGGCGTATTGAGCCGGGTGGTTATCCGCAAGGTCTTGATCGTTTAGAAGAAAAAGCAGCTGGTGATCTCAATGAGATATCAGGTATTAACCAATCAGCACTAGGACAGCTTGATCAGGTACAATCAGGACGAGCCATTGAAGCGCGTCAACGTCAGGCGGTTCTATCAATTCAGATGTATTCTGATAATTTCAGTCGTTCTAAGAAGATGCAGGGTCGAAACTCCCTATCAATATTCCAGAGTTATTACAACGAGAACAGAATATTTAGGGTGATCGGTGAGGACAGCAAGCTGGCTTCGTATGAAATTAACAAAATGGAGCAGATGGGATCTAATGCGGTTACGCGCATGAATGATATTACCGTTGGAAAATACAGCGTTCATGTCGATGAAGTTCCGATATCTGCGACATTCAAACAAGCTCAGTTCGAAGAAACTATGATGATAATTGAGAAGCTTGGCCCAGTGGGTATGGCTCTTGCACAAACCAGCCCTGATCTGATTGTTGATCAAACATCATTACCTCGTAAGCATGACTGGAAAGCGGCGCTTCAAGCAGCAACTCAGCAGGTAGATCCTGCAATGCAGCAAGGGGCAGGAATACCTCAAGGAGCTCCAGTACAAAATGGAACCCCTGAACAAGTAGGATCTTAATGACAAATCACCTCAATGATCTAAAGATTAAAGCTAGGAAAGAGCGGATTAAAGCTTTAAAAAATTGTGAGGTTGTGGAAGATAAAGATCTTGGTTGCCCATTGATCAAGTGTCCGCCTAAAGTGTGCGAGGGGTTTTTTGAACTAAAACTTAAAAATCAATAGGAGAAAAATATGCCAAGAGAAAACATTTCAGCCTTTACAGGGGTAGACGAGAGCTATCCGCCTTATATCAACGTTTCAAAGCTAGACGATGGCAACTACGCTGTTATCGTCCGCTCCCCCGCAAAAGAGGACGGCTCAGAGGGTAATAGCGGTGAGATCGTTATGACACCAGATCAATTCGCTAACTTTATGGACGTGACAAACACACACTTAGCTGCGGCCAATGTCTGATAAGCCAAAGCTAAAGATTGTTGAAGCTCACCCAGATGAAAAGCGCCAACTATTAAATTTGGGTGAACGCCTTCACCAAGACATTCAAGAATATGTTAATCAAGAAGATCGCAACGGAAGAATGGTGACATACAATGAGATTGTTGGTACTCTCGAATTTCTGAAAAAACGATATTTAGAAGGTGACGTATGACAAAGGGCTTAACACTCAAAGGTTTTCTACTCGGAACAAGCTCTCTTAAGTCAACCACTGGAGCTGTAATATTATGGGCTTTTAAACTCTAGCAAAGGACAACATCATGGATGCGGAAAAGAAACAAGAACCTGAAAAAAAGCCAGTAGCTATCGCCAAGCCAATTCGTGAGGAATATCTTGTTATGGAGAAGGCTAAAGAGGTTAAAGATACTTTAGCTACTGTTGAGGTCAGTCTTGCAACTTACAAAGAGCTTGAATATTTATTGACCGAGATCGGTTACGGTGATGCCATTGAAGGCGATATCATAGACATGACCAATGTTAGGGTTGCTAAAGGTGAAGTTTTTATAATTGAAACAACAGATGGGCTGATAGATGCTTTAGAAAAGGACTCAGGAACCCTTGTTGATGTCAAGCCTCCTGAACAGAAAGCCCAAAAGATTGACCCTATTGTTGTTTTGTTAAATGGTAAAACCACTGAGTTTTATTCAAGGGATGGAATGATCACTTATGAAGAAATATATCACCATGTTTATATAGATTTATTGGTTGACTATCCCAAGGGTACTCTTCTTCCAAAAACCCCCAGCTGCACTTGGCGAACAGTAGAGGGAAAATCAGGCATCTTGCTTCCAAAGCAAATGGCGCCACTAGTTTCTGGAATGATAATCAACATGGTGGACACGAGCAACGCATGACAGACTTACCCAGCAATCTTTGGAAATCACCAGTTATCAAGAGCCGCCTTTTAGAAGAGGCAGCTTTTGAAGGGCAACAAGGTCTTGCTGAAAAGGTTTTCTACTGGGTTATTGTTCCAGAGGCGGACAGCAAAGACGGAACAATTGTTCTTAAGAACTTCAAACCAAACCTAACAGATATTGAACCTCATGAAATGCAGAAGCATTTTGTCAAAGAGCTACAGCGCTTCTTGATGAAAGAAATCCACTTCAATGGTATGTGGACAGTGGGCTGGACACACCCACCAACATCTTATGATGTTTTGACCGCTGATGATAACTGCTGGAACCGATTGATTTTTATCTGGCATGACGCAGATGGAGATCCCCATTACACGCTTGAATCTGAAATGCCTTTTATTCAGATGGTTGAATCAGGTATGCAGTATTACGCGGAGCTGGCCAATCAAGCTCATGAGCAATGGCGCGAGGTCTACAGCTCTACCAGAATGAAGTCAGATATGATGCTGACAGAAGATCAGCAGACTAAGGCCAGCTTAGAAGCTTTAAAAGATGCTTGACATCAGCCCTAATTTGAGGTTAGTGTTTTCACACCATAGCACTGAATAGTGTCTATAATCTATGTACGGATTAAAACTTTTTTACCCATTTAAAGTTTAGGTGAGCAGATGGCGTCAGTCAGAACTCACCTTTTTAATGTGCACCGCTCCAGCCCCTCGTTTTCCAGCGAGGGGTTTTTTATTGGTTTATGATAACTACAATTTGTACCTAATTGCACCTATCATTTAAACGCCCGTATAAGCCCGTACAGAAACTTTTTGTGAATAACCCCTTTTTTAGTCACTTGCATTTAAAAAAACGTTGTGCCTATAATGAAATTACTGCTAACGCAGGCTTTCGTTTCGAGGTTAACGATAAAATCTCAGCTCGCCGCCAGAGTTAATTGGGCGCAACCGCAACGTCACGCGAAAAAGGACATAGTATGACCGATAAACCAAATGAGGGTGAAAACCCAGTCGATCCAAATGAGCCAGAGGTT